GCCGCATTGTCCTGCGAGCTCGAAGCAGAGCTCGTATGGGTCTGGCGGATCAACGTCTCGAAGTCGATCGCCTCCAGCTTCGTCTCCACCTTTGCGAGGTCTTCGGCGCGAACCTTTGCGTGGGCGGCCTGATACTTCGCCAGCATCTTCTTCAGCAGCCCCTTCCGGGGCTCCTGGAAAAAATCGGCAACTTCGCCGATCAGCGCCTCCACTGCCTGCTCGATGCAGGTGCCGTCGATCACCGACAGGAAGTCTTCCGTCGTCTTGCCGGTGGCCTCGAGCTGCGGACGGATCACCGCAGCCAGCACAAGGCAGAATTGCACGTCGTCGGAGAAAAAGCCCTCGACCCGCCGATCGGTCGCGAATAGGTCGGTGAGCTTCAGCCCCGTTTCGTCGAGGCACCGCTTGACGGTGCCGACGGTCACGTCGACCGTCCACTCGGCTCCGTCCTTCGTCTTGAACGTTCTCATGTGCCGTACACCATGCTCTTGAGCGTCACTTCCCAGGCGACGTTGCCGTTGATCGGCGACTTCACCTGCACGTTGCTGACGGAAAATTGGCCGTTGAACACACCGGCAACGGCCAACATAACGCGCTGGTTCGTGGCCGGATGCTTGTTGAACAGGTTCCAGAAGGTCAGATAGTTATCTTCCCAGTAGATGAGCAGCTTCACCGTGGCACTTGCACAGAGGACGATGCTGCTCGTCCATTGGTGCTGCCAGTTGGTGATGTCAAATTCCTTGCCGGATAGGTCGAGGTCAAAGTCACGCATACCCTGGATGGCCGCTCCATTGAGCGTCATCACTTGGTTGCGGCCGAGGACGATGCGGGCCATGCGTCAGCCACCCTGAGCAGCGGCTTTCATGCCATACGAGACTGTGTATTCCCGCATGCCCTTCGGCGTGACGCCAAGCTTCACCTCGGTGACGATGGCCTCGAGGTCGATGGCGCTCCCGTCCAAGCCGCCGATGGCGAAGGCACCGCTGTCGCCTCGCTGCGCGGTCGTGTTCGTGCAGACGATCTCGAACGTGATGTCGACAAGCCCGACCATCGTCTCAATCTGGGTGAGCGGCGTGGCCTTGAACACGGTCACGTCCTGCTCGCTACCCGAAACCTTGAGCGACGCCGACTTGATGTCGTAGTTTTTGACGCCGGGGGCCGTGGTAATCTGCTTGCGGCCGATCTTGTACGTGGGCATGTGCAGAGTTGTCCTTTCGTCAGATGAAGTCGATCTGATCGGTCGCGTCGAGAGGCGTACCCGGCGTGAGCGTGAGCTTGACGCTCACCACGCCGTCGTCCGGCTCGTCGTACTGGGCGTCGAGCACGATCACCGTTCCGCTGTACGCAGATGAGGTGACCACAACGCTCTGCCCGAGCTTGTAGCTCGTGGTGTCGTCCACGAGGATCGTGGCCTCGAGCGTGATCTTGGTCAGGCCCGCCTCGACGTGCTTTACGGGCTTGGAGCCGGAGCGGGTCGTAGCGTCGATCGTGTCGCCGCCGTAGGTGAGCGTGAGATCGCTCACGTTCGACAAAGCGCCAGAAATCGTGAAATCCTTGCCGAGGCTGATCGTGGCCACTGTGCCCTCGCCGGTTGACGGTATGGCGGCTCGCTGGCCACCTATACGTCAGTATACCGGTGAGTGTGTCACAACCCGCCGACCTTGAACCGGTTGGCGAACTCTTTGGCGATGCGTCCCGTCGAGATGGCCTTCGCGAAAGCGGGCCGCATGTAGGGCCGCTCCGGATAGGGAATGTTCTCGCGGAAGCTCGTCTGCTCCCAGCGGTTGAGCCGCTTCGGGCTGCGGCCCACGCGCCAGTAGCCGATGATGCCGGCCCGGTAGCTCCGCGGCCACCTCGGGATCCACGCCCACCCGATCATCTGCTCCGTGCCGCCGAACTCGTGCAGGGCGGCGAGCCACGCGATGCTCGGCGAGCCTTGCCCCACGACCACCGACTCGGAGGTCGGATCGTAGGCGTAGACGATGCCGGGCCGGTCGCGGAGGTTGCCGCGGTGGGTGTGCGGCGGCGTGCCTGGGTCAGAGGGTCTTCTGGCCTGGATTTGCAGGAGCCGCTCGCGCAGCTGGTTGGCCTGCCGCCGGTTGCCGCTGGCCTCGCTCATCCCGATCAGGTCGCGGATCGACTGGTCTGGGTTTTCCGTCATCACCTTGAGCTTCGGCCGGGCCATGCCCATCCGCGTGATCGATCGGCGGGCGATCTGCATCACCACCGAGCCGCCCTTGTAGAGGGCCGCCCGTTTTGCCTTCGACATCGCGTTGATGACCCGCGACCGGTCGAAGAAATACTCGTAGTTGATCCCAGCCGGGATCTTCGCGCCGGCGTTGAGGCTCAGCCCGGCCCCCAGGTTGGGCATCGAAGGCAGCAGGGCCCCCATCAGCCACCCCCAAGCACGGCCGGCGGTGCGGCGACCTTATCCTTCGGGACGAGGTAGGTCACCTCGATCTGCGACATGAACACGTTGCGGTCTTGCAGGGCGTCCCGGTCATAGGGCATCGGCAGGGCGAGCTCGCTCCAATCGGTTCCCTCCGGGCCGTCCTCCGGCTCGACGATGTGCGAACGGATCGCGTCGAGGATCGCTTGGTTAAGATCCTCGAGGTCGGCGATGTCGTCCTCACTGCCGACGTGTTTGGCGATCACAATGCCCAGGGTGATCTCAAAGAAGTCGCACCCACGCGGTGCCCGCTCGTTGGCCTGATTGACGGCCACCGGCCCCGGGACGACCGACACCTTCAGGGAGCCGAGATCCTCGAGCTTGTAGTCCGGCGTGCGGCGGTACGCCGCCGTGATGGACGGCAGGGCGTCGGTCCACGTGTGGTCCGACATCGCGGCCGCGAGGCCGGTGCCGATCTTGCGGGAAAGGTGCGGGTCGGTTGGCATACCCCTATTAGACCACGCTACCGGCGCTTCATCGCCGCTGTAGCGTCATTCAGCACTTCGGCTGGACATGCCAGTGCTCGGGCGGCGGAAAGTTTGCCGGGTTTTCACCATCGTAGTTGTCAGGCGGGGCCTTCATCTCTTCTGGCACCGCCAGAAGTTCCTCCAGGGATCGCCGAACGATCGCAAGGTCGTTTTCCAAATGGTCGCCGCGATACTTGTCGAAGTTATCAAGGCACCACTGGGCCGAATCCCAGTTCTCGTCACTCCAGACGATGTGGGCTGGGCCAAACTCTAGTGGGTCGGTGTATCCGCCAAGATCGTCAGCAGCGCGGTCGTAGATGTCCTTGATCGGCTTGGGCCAGCCCCAATGGCACCAATAGCAAGTTCCCATCACTTCACCTCCGGTGGCTCGGGCAGCGGCATCCAGTGGGTTACGGAATCCAACTCTGGCGAGTTGACAAGCGATTGCCACCTTCCGTCCTCGCGCCACGCTAAGAGCTTTTGCCCGTTATCAGCAATCGCCAACACATCGGCGTAGTCTTCCGGCAGTCGCTCGCTCACCGGAATCCAGCAATGTTCGCACGGCGGCCTGCGTAGCGGTCGCGATTCCATGCCGTCAAAGTCAAACCCTGGCGGGGGATTGAATGTACTGGTCGGCTTGGGCGTGTAGTAGTTCATGCCTTTACTTTCGCTCAGTACGGTCACTTCGTCCGTTCAATCAGTTCTCGCAGAGTGCAGGCGGCGGCATCATCTGCCGTTCCGGCTTCTGCCGACATATCCTCAACGCCTACCAGCGAGTCTATGCCGCGCTCAATCGCCTCCCGCTCCTCGTCTGCCAGCACGACAACAAGCCCGAGCGAAAGCAAGGCCGTGACAATGTTGAACGGCGAATCTGGCGATGCCCCATGCTCCTTGCACCACTCAACGGCGGCCTCGCTCATCCGCAGTCGCTTGGAAAATAGCGGCATTTCGTCTTTACCTACGGTGTGTAGCGTCACTCGGAGTCCAACTTTCGCAGACGTTCGATTTCGGCCGCACGCTGCTCGGCCGTCTGGCTTTGGTCAGCAGGCTGCCAATGGCTGCACCAATCCTGCCAGTCGCGTTTTATGAACGGGAAGGCCCACCATTGGGAATCCAAGCCTTCGTCGTCTTTAACGATTCCCATGAACACAGGCGGATTCAGGTGGCAGTCAGACATGGTGTCGTCAAAGAAGCGGCAGTTACAGCAGCGATGGGTTTCGTCTCTCATTCCCGCGTCTCCGAGTAATCAAACATATCGCTCGTCGCCACAACAGCGCGGTATTCGCCGTCGGCAGCATCAAGGTTGTCGGTTACGCCCAAGTCGCCCGATTGAAACGCCGCGACGATCTTGACCTTGCTGCCAGAAAAGCATTGCTTGCACTCAAAATCCACCTGGCCTCCGATCGAAACACGATGATTCATCATTGTGGCTGGCTTTTGCAGCCGAGCGTAGCGGTATCTCCATGTCGCTGGATCGTCTGATTTCCACCCGTGATTCCCAAACAGTCGAATGCCACTGTTCATCGCTCTCGCTCCTTGATTTCAGATGCGGCCGTTCGTCAGGTTATCCCGACGATCCAGCCGGGAGAGTCGTCAATCCAGACATCGACCGGAATGGAGTTTCGTCTGGCGTAATCTTGCTTCGGCTCGTCATAGGAAAAGTGAGCGACAACGCCTTCCGGCAGTGCCTTCATCAACTCCTGCTGGTTTTCCAGAGTCTTACGGCGAGCCGTGATGCAGACGACCAGATGCCCACGCAGCGTGGCCCATTGAATGAACGCGGCCCACAGGTCCGGGTCTGCCGTGTAGGTGTCGTCGTAGTCGATGGCGATGTTCATGCTGTGCTCCGTGCGGTTCCTGCAAGCACAACGTGAGCCTACCCGACTGGCGAATTAGGGCAACGCTCGTTTTGAGCAAAACCGGCGAGCGCCAGACCATTTTGCTGACGCCGGCAAAATGGTCGGCAACGCAAATGACGCTACTGCCAATCGCTTTTCACTGTGGGTGTACGGTCGGCTCAGACTTCCGGCAACGCAGCCCGGTATTCTTCGACCGCAACTTCGATCACCTGACCGCTTGCCAAAAGTTGCGGCAGCATAGACGAGGCGGGCTCCATGTCGGCATCTTCCGATTGAATGGCAAGGTAGGCGAATCCTCCTAACTTCGGTGCATGCTCCAGCGGCAGGAAACAGTGAGCAAATCCGTCCTTCGGAAAACCCCACGCGGCATCCAGCGACGAAAGAACAGCCTCATACACTTCTGGCGAGGACTTGAAAAAACGCTGGCTCATTGAATCCCCCACTTCATTCGCATGGCATGCCAGATCGTCGTCATCTCTGCTGCCGTCAGCAATCGGTTGTAGACAATCATTTGGTGCATTGTTAGCGGAGTAAACAGGGTCATCGAACCGTTTGCCCTGACCGCGCCGATGTGCAAGTGGTTGTCTAGTGTGTAGCCGGTGCTTGATGGGGCAGACGGCGAAGTTATGGTGGCTACGTTAGCCAGGTTGAGCGTGACCCGCGAGTTGTTTGCAAAAAACGAAGTCCCGGCAGTCGAAAGTGCCGTCGCAAGAAACTGCGCAGTGTTAGCCTCCCTTGAGTACAGGCTGGCACCGAGGCGTCCGTTATTTGTGGCCGGTGTATCGACAGTCACTGTCATCCTTTCCCCGGCAATGACTCCAGAGCTTGCGTAAAGGGCGACAGACGCAAATTGGGGAAAGCCGCCGCCTGCTACGCCGAGATTTCCAAATCCCCAAAGCGTGGTGTTTTGCGTATCTGCCACCGCGGCGGGCGTAGGCTTCACTACCTGTATGACTGTGGTGGCGGTCAATGACCGAAAGCCTGCAACGGTCGCAGTCAGGAAGTCGTTGCTGCCGTCGAACAACAAGCCAGCGAGGTGGTTCTGGTTGTTCAGCCGCAGAAGCGGCCGCGAGCCGGTCGCCACGCTTTGTGCCGCGTGATTGCCCAAGCCGGACAGGTCTGCCCAGTATCCGACAGGATCATTTGTTGCCGCGGCGTCGGTGGTGCCGTTGCTGTTTTGCTTGAGCGACGACAAGACGCTGGCGTCCAGATTGCAAATACACCCGAATATAGAGCGCGGATCGAACGCCGTAGAGGGCAGGCCAAGCAGCCGGTACGGCATCGGTGGCGGCTGATAGCCGCTCGTCAAGATGCCTTGGTTCACAAGTCGGCCCCAAACGCGGTCACATGGACCGACTGCGCAATGCTGGTGGTTACGCGGATTGACCAAGACGCGGACGGCAGCACGAGGTTGTTGTAGGTGACGCTAACGCGAATTGTCGCCGCCGTGTTTGACGATGTCGCCGCAGCGATGGTGATTTCGTCCAGCAAGAATGTGCTGGTGCCGTCATGCAGAAACACCCGCACTAGGGCGGCTGCGGATGTGGCGGCGCACTTCGCAACAACCTCTACCACGCGGGTTCCGGCGGCAGCGCCAGTGATTAGCGTGCCAAAGTTTGTTGGGGCCGTGAGGCTTGTGTCCTGCGTGCTGATGGCAACGGAGCCGATGCGGGGCGTGACGGCAAAGGCTGGATCGGCGGCCATGAGAAACTCCTATCGGAACGAAGACCAGTTGAAGACGTTGACCGCCGCGCGGGCGCGGCTTGTGAGGCGATCGTTGGAGAGTGCGCCTGATGTAATGTCGCTCGCGGTGTGCGTATGCGAAGCCGCCGCTGCCCCAATGTCGGCCGGAGTCAGCGCATCCGTGCCGCCGGTTGCATGGCTCGACTTGTGCGCCGTCGGCGTGCGTGCGTCCGTCAGCCTTGAATCCGACGACACAACGGCATCGGTGATGCCGTAACCGGCCAGTGTGGTCGGCGTGGCCGTGATCGTTGACCACGCCTGCGTATGGGCCGCCGGAGCGAACGTACTCGGAACGTTCGTCAGGCTCGTGTACGAACCGTCGAACAGCGTTGGCTTGCCAGTGAGATCGGCGTAGCTGCCGCTGGTCGCGACGGTTGCTAGCCCGCTCACGCTTCCAGCCGAGATCGTCGCCGCCGTTGTGAGAACTCCGCTCGCCCCGGTGACGACGATCTGCCCGCTCGTCGAGCCGATGGCCCCGGCGTTTGTGATGTTGCCGTGCGCGTGCGATGCGGCAGCTTTGCCGGACAGTTGCGTGTCGCAACCAAGCAGCCAGTTGCGAAGAGTTGCGTACGAAACTCCACCAAGAGTTATGTCAAAGCCAATGCTGATCTGTGTGGTGTCAAGTGATAGCGGGTCAGCGCCACTCACGCTATGGCTTGCTGCATGCGCCGTCGGCGTTCTTGAGTTAGTCAGTCTGGCATCGCCAGAAGACACGAACTGCGATGAGTCAACACTCAGCTCGCCGCCTGAGATAAACAGTCCGCTGGAGCTTCCAATCCCCAAGCGAACCACGCCGAGCGACGTTGCAGTGGCAACCGGAAGCCTTGCGTTGGAGATTGTGCCGCTCGTGATGTCCGACCCGCTGTGCGTGTGCGTCGAGTTCGCTTTGCCACCGAGCGCCGCCTGCGTGGCCGTCGAAATTGGCTTGTCGGCGTCGCTCGTGTTGTCGACATTCGCGAGGCCCACCATGCCCTTCGTGATGCCGCCAACCTCGCCGGTGAACGTGGGGCTGGCGATCGGGGCTTTCGCCGCCAGGGCGTTCGTGACCGTGCTCGCAAAATTGGCGTCGTCGCCCAGGGCGGCGGCAAGCTCATTGAGCGTGTCGAGCGAGGCGGGGGCCGCGTCCACAACGGCAGCGACGGCAGCCGTCACGTCGCTCGTGCGGGCGATGTTGGCCGATAGCCTCGCGTCTGGCAGCGTGCCGCTCGTCAGGAGCGAGGCGTTCACTGTCGGCGGTGCGGCGGCGATGACGGCAGAGGTGAAGTCGGTGATGTCTGCGGCGACGTGCTGGTGGGCAACCGGCTGGCGGGCGTCGGAGAGGCGGGAGTCTGTCGTGAGGACCACCGAGCCGGGCAGGCGGGCCGCGTCCAGCGTGCCGCTCGTCAGCAGGCTTGCGTTTGTCGTCGGCGGGGCCGCCGCGACCACCGCCGCGGCGAAGTCTGTAATGTCTGATGCCGCGTGCGTGTGGGAAGCGAGCGCGTAGGAACCGCCAGGCTGTTTTGAGTCGAGGGCGGCCTGGAGGCCGGCAACGTCGCCGATCGCGTGGCCGTGGACGGTAGCCGCGTAGCTGCCGGCTGCCTGCTTGTTGTCCAGGGCGGCCTGGAGCCCGGTCACGTCGGCGATGCCGTGCGAATGAACGGCCGCAGCGTAGGAGCCGCTCGCCTGCTTTGAATCGAGCGAGGATTGCAGGCCTGTCACGTCGGCGATTGCGTGCGTGTGCGGCTCGGCAGGGAACTCTGACGGCTTGCCGGCCAACTCCTCCCACGTCGAGGCTCCGCTTTTGAACTCCGACCACGTCGCAAGATCGCCGTCGAGCTGGTACGTCTTCTCGTCAGCCTCGACAAACACCAGCATCCCAGCCTCGCGGCGAGGGGCCGGGATCGAGTCACGCTCGGCGAGCGTGGCCACCGTTCGGTAGCCGCCTTTGCCGTAGCGGGCGTCATGCGACGGGTGAACGTCGGCCGTGTCGAACGGCACGACGGGGGCGATGACGTTGGTGCCTGGAATCTTTGCCATCACGCCACCTCGAGCTTGAGCGTGCCGGTGACGGCGTAGGTCGACCGATAGACGTTGTAGGGCCGAGCGGCCTGCCCGGAGAACGCGATCGAGCGGGTGGTGATTTCCCAGGCACTCGCGGGGATGCCGTTCACGGAGATCATCGGCTCGCCCATGCTTACAGGTAGCACGACGTAAACGTAGGCCGACGCCGGCGACAGCGTCTTCGACACTGCCCGGTTGGTGCCGAGGTCGAGCGACAGCTGCCCCGCGATCTGCTGGTCGGTGATGGCCGCGGCCGTCGAAACGCCGATCGCACGCACGAGCAGCGTTTCGTTGGGCACGGCAGCGGAACCAGCAACGGCCATCGTATGAATCCTGCGAATCGTTTCCGAGCGGTCAGACCAGCGCCATGCGTTCTGCGATCCATCCGGGATCGCCACTTCGTAGAGCTTCTCGGCTCCGTTTTCCGTCACCGCCACCCGATCCCCGCGGGCCGGATCCTGCCGCAAATCGTCGCGGTGGATCAGGAAGTCGCGAGTCTCGATCCGGACGAGGTTGCCGGCCTTGTCGACCGCCTCCCATCGCCCCACAACCAGCGTTGCCCGGCAGGCTCTCGGAAGGCCGACCTTCGGGCGGTATTCGACGTTGACAGACAAGTGCTCTCGCCGCTGTCCTTCGAACCACGCCTCGGCCTTTTTGAGCATGTCCTGCACGGAAATCTCCAGGCCCACCCGGGGCCGGGGGCGGGCTGCGGATTACGCTGCCCGTCCCCCTGGCCCCTTGCGCGCGACACAATCACACCTTCATCAACTTCACTCGCACGACGGGATCGCTCGCACCGGCCGCGGCGACCGCGTAGCCGACGAGGACGTTCGTGCCGACCGTCGTGGTCAACAGGTTGTTGGCCGAGTCGAAATACACCTTCTGCCCCAGCGTCACGGCCTGGGCCGCCGTCTTCGGGTGCTCGATCACGCCATCGACGATCAACGAACCAAGCGTGTTGGCAGCAATCGCCGTCTGGGCGATGCCGACACCCACGGAGCCAAGTGCGACGATCGCACCGGCCGCGAGAGCCGAAACGGGGGTGTGGTCGATCGACTCCCCCTTCTGAACGAAACGAGCCATTTGGATCACCTCTTTCTGGAATGCTTGGAACCGGAAAATCGGAACCCCGGCGGCGGGCTTGGGCTCCCGCCGCCGGGAACGTCAGGACATCACGCTCAGGCGGTCGCCATGCGGTAGCAACCCTGCGGCTCGGCCTTGGCCACGCCGAAGGAGAAGTGACCCCGCACCTGGATGCCCAGAGTGTCGAAGTCGGCCTCCGCCTGCTGCACCACCGGCTGCCGCTGCCCGTTGAGGAAGCACACCTCCATCGCTGGAAGCTCGCCGGGGTTGGCAACCAGCCACCACGTCGAAGCGTTCGACAGGTAGGCACTGGAAACCACGCGGTAACGGCCAGCCAGCACGTTCACGTTCGTGCGGGTGGCATTTTCGCCCGTGATGAGCAGCGAACCGCTCATCAGCTCGGCCGCCGAAATCTCGAGCTCCGGCGGAACGAGCAGCATTGCGGGCGTGACCGCCAGCGGGTTGCCGTCCGGATCGTTCAGCTTGCGGTAGGCCGAGGTGGCCGTCCGCAGGCTGGAGATTTGCAGCGCGTTACCGGCCGCGGCCGAAGCCCCGGCGTAGTAGCTCGCGTTGCTTGCCTCGAACTCCGACCAGAAGCTCTTATTGAGCCTGGTCGCCGCACCGCGGCCGAGCCGCTGCGGAACCACGGTCAGAGCGCCGAGGTCGTCGTTCACGATGTCCATCATGGTGATGGACGAGATCCGGCCGAACAGGCGAGCCGCGATCGAGCGGGTCTGGTCGCCGGCCTCTGCCGACTTCAGTTCGCCTCCGTTGCCCACCTGCTCGAACTCGAAGCCGCCGTTCACCCGGATACCAGTGACGGTCTTGTAGTCCGACACCGACCTGACGCTGGCGATCATCGGCCAGACCTGCTCCACGGCGGTGAAGCCGTCAAGGAGGAACTTGCCGTAGGTGGCCGACAGCACATTCGAGATCGAATGCGTGGCGAATGCCGCCTTGATGACGCCACGGCAGTTGCCGTCGGTCACCTTGTAGGTGTCCGCGTCGTAGCCGTTGGCCTTGGCCGCCCGCAGGAGCACCTCCTGAAGGCCGATGTTCCGCCGCTTCTCAGCGGCCTCGATCGTCCGCTCGCCGAACCGCTTCTCGACGCCCGCCAGGCCGCCGGCGAGGCAGAGGGCGGCCTGAACGACCTCCTCAGAATCCTCCACCTTGGCGACCACGTGGACGGCGGGGGCCGTCGGACGGTCGGCACGGATCGCGGCGAGGTTCTCAGCCTTGATCCGCTCGAGCACCTTCGCGGCGATCGAGTCGGCATCAACGAGCTGGGCACCGTCGCCGCCGGTTCCGGCGGTCACGCCGGGCAGCTTCACGGGAGCGGTGGACTCGGTCCCCGCGGCGACCTTCGCCGCGTCTTCCGCCTGGGCCTTGATCGGCTCAGCGGGCGTCTGGTTGGCGTCGTGCGCCATAGGGAACTCTCCTGAACTCGCTTCCGCAGCGATCGCGGCAGACGTAGCGGCGTCTGCTCCGAAAAGAACGATCGACACCTCGCGGAGCGTGCTCGCACGCACCACGCTGATCGGGCCCGAGAACTGACGGCCGTTCACCTCGACGGCCTCGCCGGCGGCGATGTTTTCGATCCGGCCGACATCGGCCCCGATCGACGCCTGGAACTTCCAGCCCTTGCGGGCGAGTGTCACGGCCTTCTCCACCTCGGGGCTCTCACCGATCACTTCGGTCGCCACCGTGAGGTCGGTGCCGCTGTTCACGACATCGCTCGCCTGGCCGACGGCGTGGTCGATGTCGTAGGTGTGGCCAAGCATGACCGCGATCGGTTGGCTGGTCGTGTCCATGCCGGCTAGGTCCACGACGAGCGGATTGCGACTCCACGCCTGCCTGATGGCCCGGCCGGTGTAGCCAACGAGCGAAAACTTCGGGTTGCCGCCGCTCTTGCCGTCCGCGAGGACAGGAGCCTCGATGAGCGTGGCTTCGCCGCCGATCTTGATTCGTTGGCTCATGCGTTTTGCTCCTGCTGTTGTGCGTCACCTGCCGGCGAGTTGGCCGCCTGCTCCGACAGGTCGATGCCGAGTTCGGCCGCGTAGGCCCGCTCCGCGGCGATCTGGCGGAACACTTGCCGCCAATCCTTCCCGCGACGGGCACATGCCTCCGCGCGGCTGACGGTCTTGGCCGCAAGTCCGACGCTCTCGGCCTGCGCCTCCTTCATGGGGTCGATGTGCTCGAACCCGTCCCACCGCCACCGCCACGTCCACTGATCGCGGGGCGGCAGGCCGTCGGGGATCATGCCCTCCAGGAACGTCGCTTCCTCGATCCATCGCTCGAGCAGCGGATCAAGCACGACGCGCTCGACCTCCGCCCGCTCCGCGGCCAAATGCTTGCGATAAACGAGGTAGTCGCCACGCATCGTCGAGTAGTTGGCCCCCGTCGCGTCCATCACGGCGACGATGTAGGGCATGTTGAGCGACCTCGCGATCTGCATGAGAATCCGACGCTCGAAGGCGTCGAACGTGCTCGTCGGCTGTTCGGCCTTCAGCTGGTAGGGCTCCCAGCCTTCCGGCGGAGCCATCGCCATCCCGCGGACGATCGGCATCGTGTCCCAGGCCGGGATGCCGGTGGCCGAACCGGCGGCCGGCATGGTTGTCTTCAGGATCACGGCGAGGTCGGCGGCAGTCTCGGCCGCGGTCACGACCGCGTACTGATACCGCCGCAGCATCGCGAACAGTTCGAGGGCCGGCACTACCTCACCCATGCCGCGATGCTGGCCGGCCCGCGTCGCGTGGTAGTAGTGCAGGACGTTGCCGGCGTTCACCCAGCGGCCTTCGAGCGTGACGCCGTAGTGCGTGCTGCCTGGGTGGTGCTTCAAGACGTAGTAAGACGACGGGTTGCCGTCGGCGTCGAATCGAATTCCATCGACCGAGCCCTCTACCTCCCAGCGTGCGGCCGGATCGGCCACCATCTCGGCCTCGACATGCCGGATGTCGAGCTGCACGCCACGGAGCTTGCGGTTGGTCGTCGCGAGAGCAAACACGTCGCCGTCTATCGCCTTGCCGATCCGCATGATGCGGAGCTTGCGGGCGAGGTCGATCCGTTGGTGCCACTCGTATACGTTGTCCTCGATGCGGGCGACGGCCTCTTGGCTGGCGTCCGGGCCGCAGTCGAGCAAGAGCGTGGGGCCGGTGCCGATGGCGTCGGTGGCCAGCGTGTTCACCATCCCCGCGAGGTAGCCGTTGTTGGCGGCCTCGTACCGGGCTCGATTGCGAAGCGTGCGACGCTTCCACGGAGACAGGGCGGCGTCGGCCGACAGAGCGTCGGCCATCGCCCAGTGGCCCTTGTTTTGCGGCGTCGTCTCGGCGGCGTCAAACCGGGCTCGCACGAGCTTGCTGATTGCGGCCCGCTGCTCCGCGACCGTCTGCGCGAGCGAAGCCCGCGACGGCCCGCCAAACAGACCAGCAAGCACCCCCATGCTTCAGCCTCCGGCCCCGGGGTACTCGATCTGCGCCATCCGCAGCGCCGCGAATGGGTTGGCGGCGGCTCGGGCGTTGGCCACGAACTTGGCGGCCTCCACCTGGCGGTCGAGCTCGTGCTGCTCCACCTCGCCGGC